ACAATGATATCGTCCCCGTAAACTCTAACCAGCCTAGCTGCAACAGCCAGATTGGTACGATTAACATCCCACCCGCGGCTATGAAGTACCGCAGATATGGAGGCCAGAGCATACACAATTGACTGCACAGGAAAGGTAAGAGCCGATCCCATAGGTGCAAACTTCCGGAGCACAATGTACTTCGGTTGCTTCTGGTCGATTTCGTTGACCAGCCACCTCGTTCTAACTGCGTGGAACGCGTGCAGCAGATCTCCATGAGATCTAAATGCACGTTCGACCACGTAGCAGGACAAGCGGTCACTCGCAGACGACAAGTCAATCGTCGCGCGAATGCCACTTCGGGAAGACTCGAGGGCGTCAGCCCTACTCGGATCCTGACTAGCGAAGCTAATCGAGTATCGTAGTAAGGACTGGCTGACCATACGCTCAAGTTCTCGCTTGAGCGCTTGCTGCATCCATTGATGAGCGACTGGTTCTGAGGCAATTAACCTCGGTCCCTTTTGCGTCTTTGGTACAGCTATCAGCCGCGAAGGAGGCTCGTGCCGCCTATAGGCGTCATTCGCTTCACTCCGCAGTGGGTCTTCCTCCCAATGGTTGAGATTGGCAAAGCCATACTCTTGCATCGGAAAGATCCGCTCAAGTTTCTCGGGCCAGTGAGGGAAAGAATATTTAGAATCCTTCCCCACCCTCGCATCCGAGACAGCTCCTGGTCCATGCTTCGGTCTCAGGTCCTGCCAATTGACAGGACCAAACTCACCGCCCACAATCCAGTCGCTTACGCGCTGGAACGTGGAGGTAAGGGAACTAGGAAGGCACTGTTGTGCGGTCTGCATAGATGCAAACAGCTCGTGCTGATCCTGGGTCTCAAGAGATGTTGGTTTTGAGAGATCTCCGAAGGAGACCCTCTGGCCAATATAACTGATATCAAGATCATCATCCCCCCAATTAAGAGAAGGAGGACGACAACCACGTTCGACGTCAAAGAATTCCTTGACGGTTGCATAAACCGCCGAGGACGGGCACTCCATCCGGAGTTTCTTGGAGACATAGTATAATCTCCTGAGGAACTTTACGGCTGTCGTGTCGACGTCAGACCGAATTACACCATTATCATGGAACACTCTCCACAGTAACGCTCGGAATAGTCCGGGCACTACTGAGCCTGTCTTATGGGGTGCCTGACAAGGCAAGCCCGACGGGATTAGACGGCCACTGGCTAGGCACTGATCAAGGTGCTTACCCATAGCCGGGAGATCAACGGTAAAGAACCGTAGACCTCGATGGTCCATGCAAGAAAGGAGGCGGGTTTGATCCCGCGTCCACTCTCTGGTGTCTTCAGGGTATATCGCCGTGCACTCCGTGAGGAGTGCTTGGTAGAGACCCTTGAGGAAGCTAACGTAGCTTTTCGACATCGTCATTCTCCATGATTGATGTTCTACGCTACGACTAGCGACGCCGTACAGTCCGCAGCTGAAGAGTCTTACGACTCCCAGCCCACTACTTTGGTCAGGTTCGTTGAAGTCTCAAACGCGTTAAGCGCAAGAGTCAGCAGCGGAGCCACAGCCGGGTCCGACCCTTTTGGGAGCCGGATTACGGTATAGGCTTGATATTCCCGATCGCCGTTAGTGGCATCGAATTCGGTCCGGGTCAAGTCGACCTGGTGCCGTTCGAATGCGGGTTTACCAGCAGCAACACTTTCGTTGAGATGTCTAATCCGCAGACGAAACGCCTTTGTGGCGTCTCGGTACAGATACTCAGCGGCATAGTTGTCCTGGTTGATCCTGTTCAATACGGTAGCAACCGAATTGTACGTGATCGTCACGGTATCACCAATCATAGTTCCTCATTCCTCAGTTAAGTTAAACCGCCACCCTAGGGTTTGAACAACCCACGGGTGATGGCTAGACTCCCGAGGATCGACAGTTGCCTTCCCCCCAAGAAGGGGAGATAGGCTGTTGGATAAACTAGGCTAGAATACGGTACACGAGTCTTTCGACTCCATACCGGAGACGCACCCCCCCACGTGAGCCCATTTGGGACTTGTTGCGGGGTATATCTGCACTCATTTTGATACATCCGCATAATGCAGATGTTCGAGTGAGTGGCTGGGATGGTGTTTCGATGCGCGGCGAGGAAATCGCCCGCTGTCGAGAACCAATCAATCAACCACGTCCATGGGAGAGCTTCCCATACCGTGGCCAATGTAATGTCCAGCCCCAGGGCGGCCCGATAGACCTCCAGGTCAGTTGGGTCTCGTGTTCCAGGAGGAACGACTGTTGGTTTCCAACGAATCGTCCCCCACGCTCTATAGGTTTGTTTCCTAGTCCAGCGTGTGGTGAAGGGTAACCCGGCTATCGATTCGAACGTCATGTTCGACCCGTTAGTAACGAGCAACTCCGAACCTAATGAAACACTGCGTCTCAGACCCCTCCCACTGTAAAGCTCTACAAGGTGCTTCCGTTTCTTTTCGTAGGCACTTTGGAAAGTTAACAGCTTGTATAGATCCGACAATAAAGGTTCCCACCCAAACGAGTACGCAAGGTTAGCATCAGCCAACCCGCGTGCCGTAGGGCGAGCCCTAGTACCGGAACTCCGGAGCCAGTGTATAGCATCACCGGCCTGTTTGATCATACGGGGAAGGTCGCGAAGCTCAGCTATCGCCACAGGCAGGTCTACGACCGGCCTCGACGGGTTGCTTCTCGCAGCCGTCATCGTAGCGTAAGCGGCATCGCTAGTGCCAGGACCTATGTTCGACACCGACGTTTGGGGCTCAGTTATCTGAAACCCCGATGGTATAAAACCACCGCTAGTGTCTATACGGGTTCCGGCATTGTTGTAGGTGCCAGTTAAGAGGGAGCACTCCTTGGTATAAGTTGTGCTCTCAAACACGTTATCGAATGGGAAATTGCCGGTGACATCATTAGTTACCTGCGTGAACGAAGCTTTCAGCTCGTTTCGCTGGGTCGTTGTGACGTTCCCGAAGAAATCCCTTAAGGTGTAAGACCCCGATCGGAGTCCCATCTCACGAGTGCGTGTTCTGGCGCCCATCTGTCGTTGCCTAGTTAGAGGGACCTGAGTGGACGTGGTTTAAACCACGCGGAGGCTGGATTTCCAG